CTGCTGCGATCACGTTCTTGAACGTCACTGTTGCTTCAGTTAACTGTTTCTGGCACCGTGATGCGATTGAGTTGTTGCCCGGTCGTTACTCAGTACCCGGCGATGCTGGTGTTGACGTAATGCGAGCAGCTACCGATCAGGGTATCGAGCTTGTCATGACCAAGCAGTACGACATTAACACCATGAAGACCAAGTATCGTTTGGATACTCTCTTCGGTGTTACTATGGTAAACCCCGAAATGGCAGGCATCCTGCTCTTCGGTCAGACGTAAGACTACAGGGGGTCTTCGGGCCCCCTTATTTTTCGAGGGTAGGTAATGAAGCCGCGCCAAGGAAAAGCCAAAGTAAAGGTCACCGCTGGTGGCAAGAAAGTATCTTACGGCCAGAAAGGCGCCAGTGTTAAGCCCGGCACAAGTAAGGGCGATTCCTATTGTGCCAGATCTGCCGGTCAGATGAAGAAACACCCAAAGGCTGCAAAAGACCCCAACTCCCCGCTACGATTATCACGCAAGCGCTGGAAGTGTTCGGGCACCAAATCAAGGAGATCGTAATGCCAGGCTGTAAGAAGAAGGGCAAGAAGCGTGCCAAGTAAAGGACTATACGCAAATATCCACGCTAAGCGTAAGCGTATTAAGGCCGGCTCTGATGAGAAGATGAGAAAGCCGGGTGCCAAAGGTGCGCCATCTGCCAAAGCTTTTAAACAGTCGGCCAAGACTGCGAGGAAGAAGAAATGAATTATCGAGGCAAAGACCCACGAAACACTGTTGCCGGTGGTACAACCAAGACCACTACCTCAAAGTACCGTGGAGCTCCTGAAGCGGGAGCTGCTGGCTTTTATAAGGGTAGGGGATATGAGCGTCCTGCCGCACCTGCACCAGCCACTACGGGCACTACAGCGCGTCCTATGATGGGCGGTGCTGGCGGTGCTACTGGTGTGCCCAGAGGTGGAAGAACAGGCGGCGCGACAAACCCAAGAGCAATGCTTAGAGATCAAGTATCTCAGCTACGACAACAGCAATTGCGTGACCAGCTACGCTATTTACGACAGCAGGGAATGATCGATGTTTAAGATTTACAAGCCTATTGGCGATGACCACTACCAGCGAATCGTTGTGAAAGACCCAACAGCGTATCTGGATAACGGCTGGTACATGTCAATAGCAGATCACAAGGCACTGGTTAATGAGCCACAAGACGATGCGGCGCCAACTCGAGAAGAGATGGAAATTAAAGCCGATGAGCTAGGTATATGGTATGATGGTCGGACCAGTGACAAGAAGCTTTTAGAGCGAATTACCGAGGCGCTTAAATGAGCTATACCAAACGACAATTTGTTACCGCTGCTTTCGAGGAGATCGGGCTGGCGTCTTACGTCTACGATCTTACCGTTGATGAGCTCACAAGCGCCTGTAAGCGCCTAGACGCGATGATGGCCGAGTGGAATGCTAAGGGTATACGGTTAAGTTATCCGATCCCAAGCTCCCCGGAAGGCACGAATCTGGACACTGAGACAACTGTTCCAGACTCTGCTAACGAAGCCATTATTACCAACTTGGGCATAAGGATCGCACCGGGCTATGGTAAGCAGGTAATGCCAGACACAAAGAGCACAGCGAGAACTTCTTATCAGACGTTGCTGTCTCGAGCTGGTATGCCCGTTGAGCAGCAGTTGCCCGGCACATTACCGGCAGGACAAGGTAATAAGCCTTGGCGTTATGACGACCCATTCTTACAAGACCCTGTTGATCCGCTTGAGGTTGGCGGTGATGGCGTTTTAGATTTTTACTGAGGACAGACAATGGCTACTATCAACCAATTAGCAAGTGTAGATAATTTACAGGGCGGCGATCAGGTTCCTGTATACGACCAGTCAAACGGAGATGCTCGCAAGGCATCGATAACTACGCTGTTAACTTACATTGAGCAAAATATAACAACGAGCGCAAATACTGTGTTTTCGTTTGATACTGTTGCTGAAATGCAGGTTTTTGCAGGATTAGTAGTAGGCAATTACGTTGTCACTAGAGGATATTACTCAGTAGATGATGGCGGAGCTGGGGCTTATAAGGTGGTTGCTTCAGGGACCGGCACAGCAGATGGTGGCTCATATATAAACCTACCGGGCGCGTCTTTGCAGGCACAGCTCATACCGGCGTTTTCAACAATTAGTGTAGATCAGTTTGGTGCTAAAGGTGACGGTGTAACTGATGATACGTCAGCCATACAGTCAGCGATTGCAGCGGCTTACGCGATATCAAACAATTACGAGAAGTATGTATACGGAGACGATACGTTCCGCAAAACCGGAAGCCTTAATCTTTTGTTTGGGCCGAAAAAAGTTTACAAGGTAACGTCTTCTTTAGAGTTTCAAGGTGCTCAGGGTATCGATACCGGAGATGGGGTCGGTAACTACTATGGTTCAAATGTTACTGTAGACTTCAACGGATCGACAATTTTACCCGCTAAAAATGCTGGGACCATACCAAACCCAGCCATCATTATGTGGGGACAAAGCTCTTACTTCAGAAGATTAAGGTTAGATTTTACTCAGTACAACACACAGCAGGAAGTGTACGACCAGCAGGTTGTTGGTGTTGCTATTACACCAACTGCGGCAACCGAAATATCTACAGGTGGCGCAGCGGCATATAACTGTGTTTACGAGCAGATCGAAATTTTTGGAACATGGAGAGGGTTTGAGTTAAAGCAGAACCTCGCCTTCTCATATCGGAATAGATGGTCGCAGTGTCAAGTTAGTGGATGTTCTGACTACGGTTGGTACATGAGGGGTGACCCGCTAGTTGGCGATAACACTACAAACATATTCTCTCAGTGCCACGTTAACGCGGCGGTTGACAATGTTGGTCGATCTAATGGCGGTGTAAACTATCTCTGCATCAAGGCCCATGATCCTGCGCTTGTTGACGCAGAGCCCGGTGTTGGTGCTGACTGGTTAGACTACTGGGCAGACAACTCCGAAAATGCACCGTATCCCGCTACAACTTATCCTGCGTGGAGCGGAGCAACTGACTTTTATCTGTCGTCTGGTGGCGGATATTACTTTGATGCGTGTGGTGGCATTTCTTTCGATGGCACTATGTCAATGGATAGCGTTATCACAAACCCAGACAAGCCCGGAATTTATTTCAAGTCTAGATTTTTGTCAATTACCGGCGGAATGCACTTAGAGCGCAACCGAGTTCTCGCTGATAACTCCCCATTGATTTTGATTGGCGGGGGAGCTGGGGGTCGGGGAGGCGATGTGTTTATTGACTCTATATACGCGCCCAACCCGTATTATGACGCGCCTAACAACGCTTTGCTGATTGGTGGCATGTCCTCAGATCCAGCAAGAAGCCTGTCTTTAAATAGCTATGTTGAGCTTGTTGCTGATGGCACAACAACAAACCGCAAAACTTGTGATGTTACCTACATTGACAATGCGCAGTTTGGTGCCGGTATTGCGCCAAGCCTTATTATCGGTGAGAACAACGGCTATCTATTTTTGCCACAAAGCATTACTGCGATTAGACAGTTTAAGGAGCAAGTGGCGAACAGTGGGTTTAACTGCGTGTTTACTCCAGCATCTAAAGATTCTGGAACTCATTACAGGTTTCAAGCCGCTGCTGCTTATTATCAAGAAATGGATGTAAGCGGAACAGCCTCTGCTGATATTGTAGATGGCGCATACTTTGAGATGAGCACGGTTAATCCCATTGATGGCGGAGGTGGACCCTATACAGCAACCGCTGGTCAGGCTAGAATTACTGGGACTGGATCAAACGTATACGGGCCAACTGTTGCCAAGAACGGCCAGACTCTATGCATTCAAAAGCAACAAAGCATCTTCTTAACGTGGCTGAAGCCAACTTCTGGCTACAACCCCTCTGGGGTTAAGTCAGTCTACACTCAGGCTTTCGATGAATACACAGTTGCTGGAGGTTTGCCTACCCCATCTTTGTGGCAGGGAAGCATAATTATGGTTACTGATGAAACGGGTGGTTATGTCCCAGCGTTCTGCGATGGCACAAACTGGCGCCGTGTAACAGACCGAGCAATCGTTAGTTAATAGGAATAGGTGAACTAAATGGCTATCAATACAACTTTTAACCCAGCATACGGTCGCGGCGTTGTAGTATCGCCTGCGGCCTCTTCTGCGAGCTCAGAGATCGGCGGCGGCTCTAAGTCTATCGTTTTGACCAACCTTGGTGCTAACGTCTGCTATGTTCGCGTAGGCGGCTCTGCTGTCACTGCGACCACTGCTGACTATCCGGTTCTATCTGGACAGCAAGTGTCTTTGGGTAAGTTCCAAGACTATACGCACGTAGCGTACATCTCAGCAGACGGCACAAGCCTACACATCATTGCCGGCGAAGGTATGTAATATGGCTCGCTCCAGATTCCGAAGCAGAGCAAGGTTCTTCGCAGGCGGAGCAGGCCCTGTCGGCCCTTGGAATCCTGCACAGTTAGGCGCTGATCTTGCTTTGTGGTTGGATGCAGATGATGCTGACACGATTACGCTCAACGGCAGCGACGTCAGCCAGTGGAACGACAAGAGCGGGAATGGCAACCACGTATCCAACGGTGCAGCGTCAACGCAGCCCGCTTACTTGACCACTGGCTGGAACGGCAAGCCAACAGTGTCTTTCACAAAAGCAGGCCTAGAGTTTCTGTTCAGGGATGGCGTGTCAAACTTCGCTGCAAATAATGACTACACCCTTGCGTCTGCATTTGAGTATTTTCAAACAAACAATGCTTGGGACATGGTTGCAGGATGGCGTAGCGTCCCTAACATTGCAGCTGCGCCTAATGGTGGCACTCCGATCTTGCAGTGCATATCGACCTCAGATACCCAAATCGGCATCCACAACGTGGACGTTGCAGCAACAAACATCAATGTTGCTGTTACCTCGCGACTGGGCAAGAAGATCGCCACTGTTGGTCGTTCTGGCGGTACAAACGGAGATGGCGGGGCGGTCACGGTAACAAGCACGGGGTTTAGTCAACCCACCTATCAAACCGACGGCACTCAAACGTGGATAAGCGCAGCGGCAACAGGCTTTCAGATCGGTGGCAGACAGCAAAATGCCACTGCTTACGGCGACAAATACATATCCGAAGTGGTTGGATGCAATACCAAACTCAGCACCGAAAACCGCCAGAAACTAGAAGGCTACCTAGCATGGAAATGGGGAGGCATTTAATATGGCACTCGAACTCGTAAACAAACTACCTTACGACCACCCCTATCGCTGGGACGGCACTGAAGTTGGCGGTCAGAAACTTTGGCGACCTGATGAACTCGGTGCTGATCTTGCGCTGTGGCTGGACGCAGAGGATACGGATAACATTACGCTGAACGGGTCTACCGTAAGTCAGTGGGGTGATAAGAGTGGGAACGCGCGTCACGCATCGCAGGCATCGGCTTCTAATCAGCCGACCTATACAGCAAGCGCTTATGCTGGGAAACCCACATTGACCTTTGATGGTGTCAACGACAACCTTGAGGTGAATTACAACTATTCAGGTGATAAAGCAACCATTTACGCAGTTGTTTCAAGGCTTGGCGGCGGCTCAACAGAGCAGTGGGTTTTCAGCTCCTACGGTGGCACCAACGGAACGCCTCTCGTAGCGCCGATGTGGGCAACAGGGGCCGGAACAGATGAATGGGCAACTTATTCAACAACTTTTTTGTCTAACGGCGCCGAACTGCCAACGGATGGAACGCCTTTCGCTCTTGGATTGGTTTCCGACATTAGTGGTTCTGTTTTGGACGCATTCACCAACGGAACACGCAGCGCTCAACACGCCACTGGCGCGCGCTATACGGGAGGCGGGGCGAGAAACTTCATCGGTGCAGAAGTTGACGGAAATTCTCGTTTCCTGAGCGGTAGAATAAGCGAAATTATACA